TAAAGTCCAGATACAAAGTTTGGCCTAGCGCCTATGCCTCTGGTGCTCTAGTTCAGTGCCGTAAAAAAGGTGCTAAGAACTGGGGTAACAAGAGCAAGTGAAACTAAGACAGCTAATAAACATCATTGAAAACGCAGATACTCCAAGTTACGATAACTGGGATCATGACGAAGCCGTTTCTTATTCACAATACCTAGAAAAACATTTCGGAAAGCCCGATGAGTTTACAAACGAACAGGCTGTTTGGCATAATATTGACGGATTCAAAAGAGTAGTTTGTAAGGATGAATACATATTACATGGTTCACCAGCACCACACTATGATTTTGTTTATAGTTACATAGATCTAGAAGTAGATGAGGATATGTCAGACGAACTTGCTAAATGTTCTGGCAGTATTTTGATTGATCATTTAAAGAACGAAGTTGGTGCTAGATGTGGAAGTCTAACTGCCAACGCTGTGACTTTGAATTTTTGTTTAGATGTAGTATATGGTAGAGCAGAACCAGTGCCAGAAGAGTATGAAAAAAGAATACTTGGCATGAAAGACATGTTTGCTAGTGGTAAGAAGTGGAGTGTAGATTGGTGGCCAGATAAATCTAACGATGCTGATCCAGAAAATCCTTATTACAAAGAAAATCATGAAATGATTGAAGGCACACGCTGTTGGAAGGGTTACGAAAAGAAGGGCATGAAAACAATGTTCGGAAAACGTGTTCCTAATTGTGTTAAAAGAGAACATGTTGATTATTGTGTGAACTGTGGTGATCTTGTATTTTCAGAAGAGATGGATCTACACGAAGATCTTAAAAAATGGTTTAAACAAAAATGGGTTCGATTTGGTCCAGACGGAAAAGTTCGTGGATCATGTGGCGGACGTAGTGAAGGTGAAGGAAAGCCAAAGTGTTTACCAGCCTCTAAGGCATACTCTATGGGCAAGAAGAAAAGAAAAACTTCTGCCGCTCGTAAGCGTAGAAAAGATCCTAATGCGGAAAGACGTGGTAAGGCAAAAAACGTTAAAACTTAGGAGAATATTATGGAAAATAATTGTAAATGTGAAAAATGTGATCATACATGCCATTGTGGTACCGAATGCCAGGAATGTGTAAATGATATATGTACAGGTTGTAGATGCGATCACTGCAGATAAAGGACATACCTATCTACGAAAAGTGGAGTTCTAAATACAAAAAGAGCATCAACTGCTCTAATCCTAAGGGGTTTTCACAAAAAGCTCATTGTGCTGGAAAGAAAAAGAAAAAATAATATCAGCTAAATACTGTTGATATGTCTTTTTTAGTTCACAACACCCCTATTGTACCAGTATTTGTAAAAAAAGAGTATCTATATGATCTAGAAAAAGGACATGGAGAATTAACTCCTGGGCTTTGGATTACTGTTAAAAGCACAATGGGTAAAGCACTTTATTTTGAAACTTTACTTACAGACTATGGTGCTTTATTTGACAAACTTCCTATATCAGCATTTGTATGGAAAGAAGATTATGACAAAGATAATCAACTTCCGCTTGACGTTTTACAAATATGGGATTGTTTTGATTATGATATAACAGTTATTAAGAAATCTATGCTTTGCGACTGTGAATTTTTTGGAAAAGATAAAAAAATGCACAAGGGTGAATATCTTTTTACCGTTGACAACGCACATAGAGATAAAAGCCTAATAGACACTAACTTTTCTGAACACGATCCTGAACATAAATCTTTCAACATTATTAAATTAAATAACGGACAATTTGCCGCTCAACCAAATAACAGAGTTATATTCACAGATCAAAGTTTAGTGCCTTCAAATAAAAAGCAACCTGATTTCAAAGTGTGTACACAAAATTACACAGTGGAGAACACACCAAAATGGTCAGTAGGACATACGGACGAATGGCAATACAAGACGGAAGACGAAACCTAGATAGAGAATATCCTGACCATCCTGAGGATATCTTATGGCAAACAATAGATCCAGACGAATTGTGGGTATTAGATAAACTAATACTTTCAAGAAAAATGGGGTATGTTTGTGGACCAACAGGAATGGATGTTCCCAAAGCAGATTACTATATTGTACGTCCTTGTGTCAACGCAATGGGTTTAGGATTAGGGGCACAAAAACTTTGGATAGAAAAACAAACTATTGATCTACCATTAGGTTACTTTTGGTGTGAATGGTTTGAGGGTAGACATTATTCTGTAGATTATAAATTTGGTAATCAAGTATTATGTGTAGAAGGATTCAAATCAGAAAATACTTTTACAAAATGGGACAAGTGGTTAAAGATTCACAAACATATTCCTGCTCCTGATATTATATTAAATACTTTTATAAACAAAGAACACTTGAACTGCGAATATATAGGTGACAAATTGATAGAAGTCCATTTAAGACAGAATACAGACTTTGACGACCAAATAACAGAATTTATTCCAGTATGGGAAGGACAAGATACAACTCCTCCAGTCGGATATACATTTAAAGATTATCCAGACATCCACGGAAGGATTGGCGCATTTGTAAAATGAGCCCAGAGTTTAGGAAAGAAGCATATAGAAGATTTTGGATGATAAAAGGACATCTAGCTTGTCATAATTGGGCGGATGAAGATATTGTATCTATGAGTGATTCTTATTTGAGAAGGCTTTGGCATAATGAAGAAGCATATATTCATACAGAAGGTTTTGAAGAAGCCTACCAAAAACTATTACAAAATGGTTAAATTTTACTTGACAAATCAACAAAAATACATTATAATTAGGCAACACTAGGAGAATATTATGAGTGATAGAGTTTATGGACAAGACGAAAAGGCAAAACTAGAAAGACTAGTAAATGAAGGAGCCACTGTTTTACAGGAAATTAATGATCTTCAAGAAGGTCTTAAAGAAACAGTAAAAGCAGTTTCAGAAGAATTGAACGTAAAGACAGCATTAATTAACAAGGCAATTAAGGTAGCACACAAAGGTGATTGGCATAAAGTTGCCGATGAATTTGAAGACCTTGAAACTCTTGTTACTACTGTTGGAAAAGACAAGTAGATATATAAGTTAATAACGCCCTATGCCAAATGGCGGGCATGTAGTATGGTTTTGTTGGCCACAAGCAACATGGAGATTGAATGAGTTACGTAGACGCCTATTTTGACAGAGATTCTGACATCATCAGAGTAGTAGAACGAGTTGATGGTAAAAGAATTTTCCAAGAACATCCTGTAAAATATACTTTTTATTATGATGATCCGAAAGGTAAACATAGAAGCATCTATGGTGATCCAATCTCGCGTATTGTTTCAAGAAACACAAAAGACTTTCGCAAAGAACTAGCAATAAACAATAAAAGAAAACTTTTTGAAAGTGACATCAATCCTATATTCCAATGTTTGAGTGAAAACTATCTTAATCAAGATGCTCCTAAACTTAATGTAGCATTTTTTGACATCGAAACAGATTTTGATCCTGAAAGAGGATTTGCTGATCCAAGCGATCCTTTTATGCCTATTACTGCTATCACTGTACATTTACAATGGCTTGATACTTTAATAACTTTAGCAGTTCCCCCAAAGACTTTGACAATGGAGGAGGCAAAAGAACAAACTAAGGAATGGGGACAGGAATGTGTGCTGTTTGAAAAAGAAGAAGATATGTTACAAGCATTCTTGGATCTGATCCAAGATAGTGATATACTAACAGGTTGGAACAGTGAAGGTTATGATATTCCTTATACAGTCAATCGTGTTTCAAGAGTTTTAAGTAAAGATGACACAAGACGTTTTTGTTTATGGAAACAACTTCCTAAGAAACGTGAATATGAAAAGTATGGCAAATCAGCTGAAACCTATGACCTAGTAGGTAGAGTACATTTAGATAGTTTAGAATTATATCGTAAATACACATATGAAGAAAGACACACTTACAGACTTGATGCCATTGGTGAACTTGAAGTTGGTGAAAAGAAAACTGTATATGAAGGTACACTCGATCAACTTTATAACAATGACTTCAGAACATTCATTGAATACAACAGACAAGATGTTGCACTACTGGACAAGCTGGACAAAAAACTAAGATTTATAGATCTTAGTAATGAACTCGCTCATGCGAATACTGTTTTGCTACAGACCACTATGGGTGCTGTCGCAGTTACTGAACAAGCTATTGTAAACGAAGCACATAGACGTGGTATGCGAGTACCAAACAGACCTAAACGTGATCCTGAGTCTTCGACAGCGGCTGGTGCCTATGTTGCTTTTCCTAAAAAAGGCTTACACAAATGGGTAGGTTCAATGGACTTGAATTCGCTGTATCCATCTGTAATTAGAGCATTGAACATGGATCCAGCAACTATTGTTGGACAACTACGCCCAACACTTACTGATGAATATCTAAATGAAGCTATGAACTTACAAAAGAAATCCTTTGCTGGTGCTTGGGAAGGAAAGTTCGGCACATTAGAATATGAAGCAGTAATGGATCAGAAAAGAGACGTTGCTATTACTGTTGATTGGGAAAATGATAAAGAAGATGTTCTAAGTGGAGCAGAAATTTACAAAATAATCTTTGAAAGTAACAAACCTTGGATGCTTTCTTCAAACGGCACAATCTTTACAACTGAACACGAGGGTGTGATTCCTGGATTACTTAAACGTTGGTATCAAGAAAGAAAAGAATTACAAGGTCAACTTAAAAAGGCAAAAGATGCTGGTAATTCTATAGAAATAGAATATTGGGATAAAAGACAGTTAGTAAAAAAGATTAACCTAAATAGTTTATACGGTGCTATTCTAAATCCTGGTTGTAGATTCTTTGATAAACGTATTGGTCAATCAACAACACTGAGTGGTAGAACTATTGTAAAACACATGTCAGCAGAAGTAAACAAGGTTATCACAGGTACATATGATCATGTAGGTGATGCGGTTATATATGGAGATACAGATTCTGTTTATTTCAGTGCTTTTCCTATACTCAAAAAAGATATTGATGCTGGTAAAATCCCTTGGAGCAAAGAAAACGTTATTACACTATATGACCAAGTAGCAGAGGCGGCAAACGCAACATTTGACAAGTTCATGGCTGAAGCTTTTCATTGCCCTAAAAGTCGAGCAGAGGTTATTGCGGCAGGTAGAGAAATTGTAGCAGAAAGTGGCTTATACATCACAAAGAAAAGATATGCCGCATTAGTGTATGACTTAGAAGGATTTAGAACTGATACAGAAGGCAAGCCTGGCAAAGTAAAAGCAATGGGCTTAGACTTGCGTAGATCAGATACTCCGGTATTCATGCAGGAGTTTCTAAGTGAACTTCTACTAATGGTATTAACTAATAAAACAGAAAAAGACGTACTAAACAGAATTACTGAATTTAGAACGGACTTTAAACAACGCCCAGGTTATGAAAAAGGTTCTCCAAAGAGAGCAAACAAGATAGGACACTATCAAAGACTAGAACAAAAACAAGGAAAGGCTAACATGCCTGGACATGTAAGAGCAAGTATCAACTGGAATACATTAAAACGTATGAACGGCGACAAGTATTCACAGGAAATCGTAGATGGAATGAAAGTTATTGTTTGTAAACTTAGACAAAATCCATTAGGATATACCTCCGTCGCTTATCCAACGGATCAACTACGTATTCCAGATTGGTTTAAAGAACTTCCATTTGATAATGATGCTATGGAAGAAACAATAATTGACAACAAACTAGGAAACCTAATAGGTGTGTTGAATTACGATTTAGAAAATACAAAACAAAACAACACTTTCAACAGCCTATTTGACTTTGGAGAGTAATATGATACACACTATACAACAACTAATGGACAAAGTAAGTGCTATGCATGGCTTGGCTGTACAAGCACACAGAGAAAAATACAAAAGTCATACAAGAGAATATAATGTTGACCTTGTAACACACTTGGTCGAACAAATTCAAGCTATGGCTGGGGATATCTATAACGATAGAACGCCTCATCCTAAGCTGGTAGCAAAGAAGAAGGAGAAGAAATAAAGTGAATATATTTGCTAAGATTAGTGACCGATTGCCAGAGTTTTGTTTGAGCCATTGGTTATTTAGAATACCTTTAGCGATTGTTTTTATACAACAGGGGTTAGACAAGATACCTGTTGATATAGAAACCGCTGAATCTTTTGGTTTGCCTTATCTGGTATGGTGGTTTGTAGCATATGGAGAATTAGGTGGTGGTCTCGGCTTACTAGCAGGAGGCTTAATGCAAAACAAATGGTTACAAAATTGGCCTTGGATGGGAGATACTGTTACAAGGTTCAGTGGAATTACTATCTGTTGTATTATGACAGGAGTCATTTGGATTGGAGAACCGGAAAGTTTCATGGATGTGATACTTTACGATAACCTACATGTATTTTTATGGGTAGGTGGATTATTTTTTGCTTTACGAGGTAATAGGACATAAAATGGGAAAACATATTAAAACACAAATGGATTACAATATTATAAACGACTTTGCTGAAGAATTATCAAAACTGGATCCAGAAAATGAAAAACTAAACAAATATCTCACAATGGAAAACTTTGAAGGTGGCGAACTTAGAAAACATATTAAACAATTTCCGTGGGCAGATAAAGTACCAGGAGTGACAGGAAAATGAGTAATGTAAAAAAAGTAGCCCAGGAACAAGCCGAAGAAGCATATGATATATTTTTTAAATTTATGAAAGGCTTTGCTTGGGTATGTGGATTTATTATGTTAGCATTAGTAAGTTGTAATTTTGGTGTAGATGGTACAGGTAGTAAATCAGATCCTGCTCTTTATGAAGAATACAAAGAACGTATGGAAGAAATGACAGAAGAAATTAAAAGGAAAAAATATGAGCAATGAACCATATCATAATCAAGGTTTCGGCGTAGCTTTTTTGTGGATAATACTAGTGGTATTTCTCTTTCCATTAGCGGCTATGATGACTATAGACGATACTTGGGATAGATTTTTACAAAAGTATGGAGACCCAATCACAACAGAGTGTTGGGAAAACAGTAAACACGAAAGAGTTTGTAAAAAAGAAAATAGTTGTAAATTTTTAAGAAACTTCTGTACTGAAGAAGTATATAGATGGAGAGCGAAATGATGATATCAGACACAGAAACAATGCTATTAACATTAGTGCTAGGTGGACTATTTTATGCCTACCTATGCTGGAAAAATTTATGAAACTTACACTAATAGGATTTGGCTTTGTAGGCAAAGCAGTACATAACTTACTACAAGAACATTACGATGTAAAAGTAGTGGATCCTCAGTATAATAAAAATACAATTACGGATGATTCAGATGGTTATATTGTTTGTGTTCCTACTCCAAGTTCACCCAAATTAAATGCTTGTGATATGAGTATTGTTTGGGAGGTTGTTAAAGAGTGTCCTGATGATAAACCAATTTTAATTAAAAGCACAATTAGTTTAGAAGGTTATGAGGAAATGAAGAATTGGAACAAAAGAATTACTTTTAGTCCTGAATTTCTTACAGCCGCAAATGCTAATGAAGATTTTAAAAATCAAAAAGATATGTTGTTTGGAGGTTACGACACTGACTTTTGGTATGACATTTTTATTTTAGTAAAAGGATTTAAAGCAACGTATGGTACAATAGAAGAACTTATAATTGCAAAGTATTTGCGTAACAGTTTTTTAGCTACTAAGGTAGCCTTTTTTAATCAAGTATATGATTTTTGTAAAGCAACAAATATAAATTATGAACATGTTGCTGGTCTGGTAGGTATGGATAGTAGAATAACTAAAAGTCACATGAAGGTTCCTGGCCCAGATGGTAGTAGAGGATTTGGTGGTGCTTGTTTTCCTAAGGATACTAAAGCACTCTTACATACTTTTTCAACTTACAATAAACCGTTTACTGTACTGAAAGAAGTAGTAGACTCAAACGAAAGGACAATAGATGAACATTCTGATAACAGGACATGAAGGATTCATAGGCACCGAGTTATGGAAAAAGCTATCTACTAAACATGACCTAATGGGATTAGATATCAAAAGTGGTGATGATATATTAACTTGCAATTTACCACACCCTAGTGTTGTAGAGATGGTTATACATTTGGCAGGCATAGGAGGTGTTAGGGAAAGCCTAGCTGACCCACAAAAATATTGGAACAATAATGTAGAAGGAACTAAAAGATTACTTAATTATTATCCTAATGCTAGAATATGTGTTGCTGGTTCTAGTTCACAATATGAACCTCATTTAAATCCATATGCGGCGAGCAAAAATGTAATAGAATACATTCCACACAATAATTGTTGCTTTATGAGATTTCATACAGTATACGGTCCTGTTCCAAGAGCCAATATGTTTTTTGATAAACTACTAAACAATAAATTAGAATATGTAACGGCACACAAGAGAGACTTCATACATATCGAAGATTTATGTGATGCTATAGAAATTATCATGAACAGTAATACTGTAGGATCCTTAGACGTTGGTACTGGAGTATGTGTAAGTATCCAAGACATAAGACCAGATCTACCAGTAAAACTAAATACTGTTGGTGAAAGAAAAATCACACAGGCAAATACAAAACAACTTAGAGATTTAGGTTTTAGACACAAACACACAGTAGAAGGCTTTTTAAAAGAAAGAGGCATAAAATGAAAATAGGCTTTACTTGTTCTACATTTGATTTACTACACGCAGGCCATGTCATAATGTTAAGAGAGGCAAAACAACAATGCGA